CGTTTGTAGAGCATGATAGGTGTAGAAATAACCTCCCTCGCCTAAAACTATTGGTCCATTCTCTATTATGTAGAATTTCATAATAGCCCCTCTTTTTTGAGATATGCATGCATTAGGAGTCTATTACGAAAACCTACGTATGTTGAAAGCCCTTCGTTTTGATAGCGGCGTGAATATACCTGTACTAGAAACATCTTCTCATCACCGTTAGCGTATACGCGGGCCGATGGTATGCTTTCCGAGGTTTCGTAGTAATTACAGCACGGATGATTTATAGCTTGCTTCCACTTCCCCGTTGCTGTCTGGTAGCGAAAGGATATTGTTTTTCGCTCGTATGGGTCTTTGTTGGTGCTAATTTGTGGGTGCTTTGCGCTAAAATGTCGCATTTACATTCCTATTCCGACGAACGGTAGTCGGTTCCGAAGAATTGGGGGAGGTCAGAAAATCAAAGTGTACGAGAAAATGGCTTTGGAACGCGAGGGAAAGCGTATGCTTTAGTGTGTTACTTATAGACACATACGACTGTCTTTCTGTCCGTGTTCCAATATACCCCCTTATATATACCCTTAGATCGTCTAGAAACGCGCCACTAAACCAGATGGCGAATGGCTTCAGAAAGCCAATTTCTTGCGTACTCTTAAAAAAGGCACTTTCTAACCCTCCAAAGCATCACTAAAACGTAGTTTTGAAGCCATTTTCGCTCCGAAAACGTAAAGTATACTCGTCCATTTCTGAATGCCACCTGAACAAAATGCAGCAACTAGCGCGATATAACACGCCTTGCGTAAAATGTAGCATTTACCACGTCTTACACAAAGCTAGCAGCTAAAAAGCAAAGGGAGCCAGTCATGGCTCCCTTAAATGCCTCATACTTATTTCTTAGCACGTTCCCGGCGCTCAAGCTCTCCCTGTGCATCACTCAAAATGCAATGATAATGCACTACCGCACTGCGGTCATTCTTGCTTTCGGCAATCCTCGCATACTTCTCGGCTGCTACTGCGAGCGTAAGAATTGCATTGTCGGACATTGTCCGAGATACGTTGTAGTTGATATTCATGTTCGTTTGCTCCTTAAGGGCTGCATTGCGCAGCCCTTGATTGTTAGATGGGTAGAACCTCAATCGTCGCGCGTTACGCGGCTGGCTTGACCGCTACACTGACACCGAATGCGCGTTGCAGCGCTTCGCACGTCTTCGCTTCCTCGGCTTCATCGGTATCACCAATGCCGGTCAGTGACACTTCGCGCATCACGCGGAATGATTCGGCAATCTTGAGTGCTCGCGCACGCTTGACCTGATCCGCAGTACCCGAAGCGTTGAAGTTAGCAGCAAAAAAGATAAGCGCGTGTGCCACTACGTCCTGCGTCACCTCGGGCCGGATGCTGCACGCTTTGCCAGCATTCTCAATCGTAAGCTTGGCTTCACGCGGCTTGCGGACTTTCTTTTCGGTTGTATTGTTCGTCGTCATGGTGTTTTGCTCCCTAGAGCATATCGTAACGGATGTTACGCAATGCGGGGCTCTGACTCCCGCATAACCTAGCATCACGCGCGTACCAGGTACGCGCATACTTGCTTTGACTAATTGGCAAAGAACGTGCCAGGTGTCATGGCGTCATCCATGCAGCCGCTTGACCCTGTAAAGCAATCCTACCATAGCTAATTCCTAGATGCAAGTACTAATTGCAACTACCATCCTCGGACACTCAATTTAGGAAGCCTCACACGTCGCGCGGTTCTACTTTTGCACTTTGCTGCATTGTATACTTTGCCGCAGTTTGACAGTATAGACGTTTAGCCGTCTAAATGCATGAGGCACCCCTACCCCCATACGGACCACGAAGCGCCGATGGCGGGGCGTCGAAAAGGGCGGGGGCTTAAGACAATGGGGCCAGACGGCCTTCGAAAACAGCATGAACTACAACAACTTAAAACATAGCATCCATTACTAGCCGGGGGGTATTAGCAAATCCTAAAAATTTTTCTTCTTGACGCACAAAAACCTTTTGTGCTATATACGCGCGTATGAGCGCCATCCCCAACCGCCAACAGCTACAACAAGAGGCTCAAGAGCAAGCCTCCTTCTTCCTGCGCGACTTCAAACCTCGGCTCTACAGCACGTACTACGAGCGCATTTACAACCCGGTTGCATTCTTCGAGCAGATCGGCATAAACAAAATCTGTGAGCTTATAGAGCAGGGTAACTGCTTACATAATCTTGCCGAGACAATGGATATAAGTACTAACTCACTAAGGAAGTGGATACGCAGTAAGAAAGAATACGTGGTGCTCCTACAAGAAGCTTATGTGTATGCCGGCGAAATGTTTGCTTATAAAGCTGAGCAAGCGCTAAAAGCATCCATTGGCCGCTCTAAGGAAGATATAAGCGTGGCTGGTAAACTGGCTGAGCACTATCGCTGGATGGCATCACGACTGAATAAGGAAATGTTCGGTGAGGTTAAGGAAGACAAGAACTCTGGTAGGGCTCCCGCTGTGATTAACTTGAATCTTGTCGGCGGTGTCATGCCGGAGGCTCTAAAAACTGTGCAAGGAAGGGTTATTCCCGATTTTATGCGCCTTTCATCTGAAGATGAGGGATAAGCAACGAAATAAAAGGAGGTACGTTCAAATGACGTAAATTACAGGCCCACCTTGAGTACATAGTATACAAACTCCCCTCAACTAATTAGGAATTACTATGTACTCCAAAGATGATAAAATTATTGACCGTCGTGAAATGCTCAAGATTAAGGTTAAGTCGTTAGCCGCTGAAGCTAAGATAATCCGTTTTGAAGAAAGAAAAACACACGGAGCGCTACGAACTGAGTTGCACTTACACCGTATTTGGCAAGTGCGATCAGAAGCAAGACATACACATATAGCATATGGCCTCGTGCGAGGTTTGAAGCTTGAGCAAATAGAACCGAAGAGTAGTAGACCGTTTGATTGGGCACGAGTTAATGCTATGGTCAAAAAATATGGCTCAGTAGAACAGCGACGAGAAATTGAGAACGCAGAGAAGTTAAAGAAGGCTGCTTAATGAAGTTCCGCCCCTTAGCTCAATTGGTAGAGCAGTTGAATTTTAACTTAATATGTATGGGTTCGAGTCCCATAGGGGCGTTATTTTGAAGCTCCATCAAGAGCAACGCAACATCTCTAACGAGATAAATTACACGGCTGGCCCAACCGCCAGCCGTTTTCATACTGACTTCACAAGCTTTATCCGAGTCATACTCGGCCCCGTTGGAGGGGGCAAGACCGTTGCATGTATTATGGACTTGGTTGCTAAGTCTATTACACAAGAAGCTTATAGAGGGATTAGGCGCACGCGTTGGGGTGTAGTACGTGCGACCTACCCGGAATTAAAGAATACTACGCTTAAGACATTCCAGACATGGATACCAGACGAGCAGTGTCATGTTAATATGCAACCGCCGTTTACTGGTGTGTTTAAAGAACAGCTACCAGACGGTAGTTTTGTAGAAGCAGAGTTTATATTCCTAGCTCTTGACCAACCAGATGATGTAAAGAAGCTCAAATCAATTGAGTTTACAGGTATCTTTATTAATGAGGTACGGTACTGCGACGAGACAATCTTTCTAACATGTAAGGAGCGCGTGGGTCGTTTTCCTGATAAGAAACCCGACGAGGGGTTTATGGGAGCGACGTGGAGTGGTATTATTGCAGATACTAACGCATGGGCTACTACACACTGGCTTTTTGATATGTTCGATAAGGGGCAGGTCCCTGAGGGGCATAAGCTCTATGAGCAACCCCCGGCGATTTACTGGGAGAAAGGCGAAGGTAAGGCCGAGGGCAAATGGCTGGTTAACCCTGATGCAGAAAATTTAAGATACTTACCAGCCAAGTATTATGAGCGCCAGCTTATCGGTGGTAAAGACGATATTCTGAGAGTTGAATTAGGACTTGAGCGAGGGATTTCAAGACAAGGCAAGCCAGTATTCCCGCAATTTACAGAAAAGTTGCATGTATCTACGAAGCCTCTTGCAGCGCGCAGGGGGCTGCCGATTATACTTGGTTTCGACTGGGAGTTACACCCTGCATGTGTGGTTGCGCAGCTTCTGCCGGGTGGGCAGTTGCCGGTATTAGAAGCCATACATGCTGATGACGAGAGCTTCGAGGAGTTTGTGAGTAGTTACGTAGTGCCGCTGCTACAGAAGAAATACATGGGGTTTAAGATACAAGCGGTAGGGGACCCTAGCGCACGGCGCTCTGGTATTGACAAGCGGACGCCGTACATGTTGCTACATGATGCCGGGATAAGTTGTAAGCCCGCATACACCAACAAGTTTCTAGCACGTAAAGAAGCAGTAGATTGGTTCCTCGACAGACATAAACTGCTCTTGGACCCGGCGTTAACAGTGATGCGGGAAGCGTTCGCGGGGGGGTACTTCTACCAAGAGTTGCAAGGACAAGCGCACAAAGGGATGTTCAAGGAAGAGCCAGTTAAGAGCCATCCGTACTCTGATGTGATGGACTCGCTGCAATACATCTGCCACTACGTTAAGCACGGTGGGTATGGCATAGTCAGGCCGGTAGAAGTCAAAGAGCAGAAGAAGTTTCGATATGCTTGACAAGAGCGCTATCGCTGTGCTAGCTTACGACTCAAGCCGCCGCTGCGGTGTGGGTAAGACTGCTTATTGCTGCGAAGCAACAAGCGCAATGGGTACAATAGAACGCACACAAACATTCCCCAAGAAAAGTGGCAACAGCGCTAGTAACAACGACAAGGTTCAGTACCCTACTACCCCCGGACAACCGGGGGTTTTGTTTTGCCTCGAAAAAAAGTGCTTGCAATTGCTCCGCAAGTGTGGTATTCAGCCTGCCCCAACAGCATACGGTGCTGCTTTCGGTTCGCCGAAGGCGTTCCCGCACGATGCAGACCGCCGCGCAACGCGACACACAGGCTGCTACCGTGATCCGCACTCGATCCATTTCCCTTACCGCTGCCCTCCTAGGGCGGCTTAGCCACGTCCAGAGGAGTTACCCCAGTGTCTCTTGAGAACTTAAGTAATAACGTAGTAACAGTAGCAGTCAGTGGAGTTACACGAGTACTAAACCTTGAGCAAGTACTATTCGCAGTAGTTAACGCTACTACGAGTGCAGTATATGTTAATGAGGGAGTTACACCGGCAACGTTTGTTATTGAAGGTGACTTTCGTAACCTCGTAGCAGGTGCAGGTAGGCAGGGGATGAATAGTGGGCCGGTTTTTGGTGTGTTTACTGAAACAGGCGCACAAAAGCCTATCGTAGTTAATTTTGATAAGCTTAATCGTTTTGTAGATGCGAGCACTCTTACATTCTCCAACTATGGTTCTGTAGCAGCATTTATTTATACGCTACTTGAATCTCCGATAGACGTGATCGGAGCATCAGGATATAGTATTCAAGATGTAGGTATTTTCTCAGTTAATAAATACAATGGTTTCTTATCTCCGCCGGTACAATCGGCTGCGGCTACGGCGCATTCAGGCGGTACTATTGCTGATGATACTTATTACATTAAGGTTGTAGCTAAGAATGCGCAGGGACATACGACAGGCTCTAACGAGGTTAGTATTGTAGTTGCTGGTACTATTGCCGACACTTCAACTCTTACAGTTAATTGGGCCGCTGTTACTGGCGCTACTGGGTACGATGTATACGTTGGTACAAGTTCTGGTGGGGAGAATTTAGTGACTAGTGTAGGTGCTGTTACTACTGTGCTTATGCTCTCCCTTTCATTAGTTACAGGTACTGTGCCGACGACTAATACGGCGTTTGTGCCTAGCACACAAGAGTTTATTAATGCTAAGAATGTGACGCATCAGATTCCTTCAGGTACTAATTGGACCACACTCTTCACTGATGCGGATAGTGTAGTATACGTCGAAAGTCTTATGGACTTGGTAGGTTAGTGATGTATTTCTCTAGCCCTCAAATGAATGCGGATATGCCGCGTTATGAGGGTAAGTCACTTTCTGTATATGCAGATAGTCGTGGGTTTGCAACACAAGGTATAGGCCAACATGACGGTGTTAACTTCGGTGATCCTGATATTACTGAAGAGACAATGTATGATTGGTTGGCGATGCGGTTACAGATTGCATATGGAGATGCATTAAATTTTTTCCCAGCGCTAGATTCTTTTGATATTGTGCGTAAAGAGGCACTAATTCAATTAGCTTTTAATTTAGGCGCCACTAAATTAGCTACTTTTGTTCCATTTATTAACTACGTTAATATGCAGAAGTGGGATGAAGCAGCGTACCATATTCTTATAAACCTTAAGGGGCATATAACACCTTATACATTACAAGTCGGTGCTCGTGCAGAAGAAACAGCTTTACGAATTTGTTCGGGTAATGTGCTAGATGAATTTAAAGTATGATGAAGGAAGAGCAGTTTATTGCCCGGTGGCAGTTTGTTGTAGGGTTACTTACAACTGTATTAGTGAGTGATTGGTATTTATCAGATAGGCTTGCCACATTAACGAGTGAGTCAAGTAGATCGTGGGAAGATTCAAAGCAAGTACGTGTAGAACTTAATCAACTTCGTGACCACTGCAAATAGAAGGCGTTCTAATGGATGGCAGAGCATATACATACTTTAACGGCGAGGGTGAAGGATTTACTCGAACGTTCTCAACAAACGGACATGCCGGGACACGAAGACTTTTATCGCTTTCAGAGTATTTTAAAAGAGCGGCAAGAAGCCTTACAGCTTCTAGAACAACTTTTAGCCAAGGACGAAGTGAAGACAAAGCAATTTATCTCGCTAAAGTCGAGGGTCTTCAAGATTGTTGGAACGGCGATAGAAGCGAAGATTGGGAGCGAATGGATAGGGAACTATCGAGATTTACCGAGTGAGAGAAAACAACTATTGGCTAAGTTTCTTGTAGAATTACGCACATTAATAAGTTGGGCTGCTGCACAAACTAAGTTTGTTGAGGAAGAGAAGAGTTAAATGAGTGAAGCTGCCGCCCCTACTAATCAGTTTACTTCTACTTGGATGAATTTTATTGGTGGGTTTTTAGCTATAGCGGTTACGTTGATAGTTGCAGCACAGACACTACTTCCATATTTCGTTGTAGTTCCTGAGAGTAGTCAAGCCGCTATAGGACAACAACAGACAATGTTCCAAACAGTTTTCATTATGATCGCATCTTTCTTTTTTGGAGCTTCGGTCGCTAATAGAACAAAGGACGCTACAATTAGTACACTTTCTTCTACCGCAGCAAAAGCCCAAGATGCATTAGCACCGGTTTTAGGAGCAGCAACTAGTACAGTTACACTTAAGCCAGAAGAGAAAGTAGTTGTTAAGGCAGAACCAGATGCCGAGAAGTGAGACAGTAGCGTTGCGAGACTTTATTACGCATATAATGGACGAGCGCGATAAGCGTTATGAACAGCGATTTAAAGCACAACAAATTGCGTTGAAGGAAGCAACAAAAGAACTAAAAGGGCGTTTATCTTTACTTAATGAACTGCGCAGTAATGTTGCGACTAAGGATGAAGTTGAGGCACTTAGAGAACGAGTTACTGAAATTTCAGGGCGCGTGTACACAGCAGATGGAACAGTAACTGGAAAGAGTGCATCATGGGTGGCGATTACGGCATTAGCAGGGTTAGTTATTGCGGCAGTTGCTGTAGTAGTTCATTACTTGAAGTGAGGTTTTTATGAGTTTAGGAACAGTTCTTCTAATCCTTTTGATCGTTATACTGCTTGGTGGTGTACCCACAGGTTTTTATGGTGGCGGTCCATATCTAGGTGGGGGGCTAGGTTTGGTTCTTATGGTTGTCCTAGTCTTATTCCTATTAGGACGAATTTAGGAGATTTATGATGAAGATTTTAGTAATTAGTTTGTGTTTGGTTTTAAGTGCTTGTGGAAAACAAGCTGTGCTTCCGACGCCGAATACGCCGAAGACCGCTGGTGTCGAAGCTCTTGTAGCTTATGGGTTAGCTGGTACGGTGGCTGGTGATTATTTGCGCTTGCCGTGGTGTACTAAACCACCGACAGCGTTATGCAAGACGCCGGATATTGCAGCTAAAGTACTTGCTGCGGATACGAAAGCTTATGATGCTGCTGTAGCTGCTGATGAAGCTGCTAATACTGATCCAGTGAAGAATGATAAAGCTAAATTGGACATTGAAGCTTTAAAGAAAGTTAACATAGAAGCAAATGGAGGTAAGCAATGAACTTCCAAGCATGGTTACAACTTGCACTTGCTGCGTTAGGTACAGCGAATCCGGCTATTGGTGGCCTTGTTGCTATGATTGGTAACGCAGTTATGACTGCACAGACTGATACTGCTGAGTTTAAAGCACTTGAAGCTAAGTGGCAGGCGTTCTGTCAAAAGATTGTGGACGAAAATCGTGATCCGACGCTAGAAGAGCGCGCTGCGGCTCGTGAGTTTGCAGACGCAGTGCATGCTAGTAATGTACAGGCTGCTAATAGCTAATGGCAATGCTTGACAATAGTGCGGTAATGGATTCGGGGAAGGATACGTTCCTCCCCGTTTCCTCGTCTGATGAAGCCGTAACAACAGAAATCGAAGATACTTTAGCTCGTTATGTGCGAGATAGGTTTAGTGACGCATTATTTCATCGCCGTAGGTTGAATGTAGAGGATAAGTTACTTCGTTGTATGCGTAGTATGCGTATGCAGTATACGCCAGAAGAAATTGCTCTTTTTGAGTCCGTTGATGTATTTGTGGGGTTATCAGCACTAAAAGCTCGTGCTGGTGCGGCGTGGATTAATGATATTCTGCTCAATGCACAAGACAAACCGTGGACTATTTCACCTACACCATTGCCGGAACTACCGGATTGGATGAAGGAACAGATTGTACAGCAGTTAGAAGCTGAGATTCAACAGCTTGGAATGGCTGATGTTAACCAAGTCAAGCTTCGTGCAAGGGATTTAAAAGATGCTGCTTACCAAGATGCTCAAGACGATGCGCAACACGCGTGCGAGAATATGGAGCATCTTATTAATGAGCAACTATTAGAGGGTGGTTGGAGAAGTGTATTTGGAGAGTTCACTGAAGATTTAATGGTTTTCCTTACTGCGCTTGTTAGAGCGCCCATTATTGAGAACGTTAAGCAAATAGTTTGGGATCAGAATAAAACGACAGTGGTTGATAAACCACTAATGAAACTTCGTCGTATTGATCCGTTTGATGCCTTTCCTTCGCCGGATAGTACCACTACACAAAACGGGCATTACTTTATTGAGCGTGCTCGTTTAACACCTGAAACTCTTTACTCGGCCATCGGTGTGCCGGGATTTCGTGATGATGCTATTCGCTTCATACTTGAGCGGTATGAGCATGGTTATATCGAGCGTACTACTGAAGATTCTGAACGTCGTAGATTAGAGTATCGTGAAACACCGTTACTTGAAACTCGTACTATTGATACAATAATCTACAATGGTAAAATTAAGGGAAGTCATCTTTTAGAACATGGTGTATTAGTTGATGACCCACAGCGACAGTATGAGTGTGAGGTTTGGACAGTAGCTAACTACTGCATTAAAGCAGTTCTTAACCCACATCCGACAGGGTTGCGCCCGATATATGGTACTTCTTACAAGAAGAATAATGGATCATTTTGGGGTGAGAGTGTAATTAGTCTTTTGTTTGACGTTGAACGCTCTTATAATTCTTTTATTCGTGCATCACTTAAAAATGCAGCTTATTCTTCTGGGCCTCTTGGTGAAGTAGATACAAGTCGTTTGGGTGATGATGATAAGCCAAGTGAAGTAAGCCCTTATTCGTTGCATCATACGACACCTGATTTATCAGGAATGGGCGGTGGCCAGCCTGCGTTTCATTTCCATGATATTCCAAATCATGTAAATAACCTACTCGAA